TGGCGATGAAAAATTGAAAGTTCTATATACCAATCCAAAAGGCCGATATACAGTGGTGTATTTAGCGCGCTTATGAATATTGAGTTTGAAGGAATGGATGAAATCCTGGAGGCATTAGAAAAAATCGGGGACCCGCAGAAAATGAAGGCCGCACTAGGTAAAGCGTGTGCGGTGGTTGAACGGTCCGCAAAACAAAAGGCTCCAAAAGGCACAGGCGAATTAAGACGCTCCATTACCAGTAAGGTAGAGGCTACTGATGATGGCGTTCAAGGTATTATCTACACTCCCCTTTATTATGCGCCCTATGTCGAATATGGAACCGGATTATTTGCGGAAAACGGCGGCCGCCAAGACGTTCCTTGGTGCTATAAAGATGATGAGGGTAATTGGCACACTACCAGCGGCCAACACCCGCAACCTTTTATGCGTCCCGCTTTCAATGAGAACCGAGAACAGATTTTGCGTATTCTCAAGGAGGCACTTAACGATGATTGATTATCATACCAGTTTAGTTGGTGCGCTCAACACGGTGCTGCCTACACACTATGAGATGACACTAACTTCAAAAACTAAAACTCCTTGTATCAGTTATATGGAAACTAATAACTACTCTTCTGCTCCTGGCGAGACGGTTGGTTATAGTCGCATTACATACCAGGTAAAAGTGTGGGCGAACGACATCGCGTTAATTCAACGCTATGCGTTAGAGATTGATAATGTATTGCGTCCTCTTGGCTTTACTAGAATTTCTTCTGGTGAATTATATGACAATGAGAGCGCAATGATTCAAAAAATTATGACTTACGAGGCATTAGCCTACGAAAACTATTAATGGAGGTAAACTACTATGGCAGTTATTTCTAAAGGTATTACTTTGTCTATGGGTGAAAAGGCCCTGACTAACTTAATGGAGATTCCTGATTTGGGTGGCGAGAGTGAAGCTATTGAAATCACTACTTTAGCCGATGCCGCTCATATGTATACTGATGGCTTGTTAAACTATGGCGATAGCCTGGCTTTCAAGTTCTTATATGAAAAAGAGCAGTTCGCTGAATTGAGCGCTGTTGCTGACTCTGCCTCTTGGAAGGTTGAGTTACCTGATGGTGCCGCTTGTTCTTTCACTGGCACTTGCTCTGTAAAGTTGGACGCAGTTGGTGTTAATGCTGCTCTAACTTACACTTTGTCTATTAAGCCCAATTCCGCAATGGCTTGGGCCTAATCCCTTATAAGGGCGTTGGGGTTAGGGGTTTTACTCCTTTCCCCTGGCCCCAACTGAATTAAAAAATGGAGGTAATTTATTATGATGTATGTAGATTTTGAGGCCGGTAATAAGGCTTATAAATTAAGATTAAACACTCGCAACACTGTTGCGTTAGAAAAAGTATTGGGTTGTAATCCATTACATATTTTTGATACACAGGGCGATAGAATGCCCGCAGTAACCGTATTGGTTGCCGTTCTTCACGCTTCTTTACAGCAGTATCATCACGGAATTACTATGAATGATGCTTATGATATTTTTGACGCTTATCTAGAGGACGGGCACAGCGTAGATGAGTTCATCTTTGTTGTGCTTGACATTTATCGAGAAAGCGGCTTAATTCCAAAAGAAACTGAGGCAAGTATCGAAAAAAACTAACTGATGGGGAGGATACTGAACCTCTCCAATCCTATACCGATTTAATTTATAAGTATTTAGATATTGCGTTAGATTGCGGCGTTCAAGAGGCCGCGTTCTGGGATATGACTCTCGCAGAGTTAGAGCGAGTAGTAAAGAGTTGGCAACGCACTCAAAAGGTGAAAGCCCAAGAGCAAGCCGCTTATGATTACATATTGGCCTCATTGATTGGCGTTAATGTGGCTAGTTTCTTCTCTAATGACATCAAGGCGCCCGCACTCGCTGAGGTGTATAGTCATTTATTCGAGGAGCAGGCAGAAGAGACCCAGGAGCAGAAAATTGACGCAAAAACTGAACTATCGGCTTTGAGATTCAAACAATTTGCGAAATCCTATAATGAAAGATTTTATAAGCAGGAGGTGGCAAATGTAAGTGAATGAAGAGTTGAGAATTATAATTACGGCGGTAACTGATACTGCCAAAAAAAATATCCAAGGCATTAAAAAGGAACTTGGCAATATGGAAAAGGAAGGCTCTAAGTCTTCCAGTGGATTAGGCAAGGCCTTTAAGGGTGTCGGCATTGCCGCAGGTGTAGCAATTACTGCGATTACCGCAGTTACTACCGCTCTTGTGACTCTTGGTAATAACACAAAACAATATCGTGAAGAACAGGCTAAACTAAACGCAGCATTCCTGGCGGCAGGTAGCACAACCGAGCAGGCCGCACAGAGTTATAATGACTTATTTAGATTCCTTGGCGATAGTAGTAAGGCGACTGAAGCCGCAGGACATTTAGCGAAACTAACCACCAACGAGCAATCATTGGCTGAATGGACTACCGCTTTACAGGGCGTGTATGCGACTTTTGGCGATTCATTGCCTATTGAGGGCTTAACCGAGGCCGCAAACGAAACGGCTAGAGTAGGAACCGTCACAGGCACATTGGCCGATGCTCTTAATTGGGCGGGTGTTAATGAGGATGCGTTTAACGCAAGCCTAGCGGCCTGTAATACTACCGCAGAGCGTGAGGCATTAATTAGAGGGACCTTAAATGGTTTATATAGTGATGCCGCACTAATTTACGAGAAAAATAACGCAGACATCATCGCACAGAATGAAGCGCAAAATAGATTGAATGCTACCACAGGACAATTGGGTAAGGTGGTAACGCCTTTAATTACATCATTAATCAATTTGTCTAATGTGCTTTTAACTGCTCTTGGTCCTGCGATTGCTTGGATTAGTAATGTTTTAACTTCATTTATTAACATTATTTCTAAGGCAGTTTCCTGGGTAATGAGTTTTATCGGTGCTTTGGGCGGAAGTTCAAAGAGCGCAGGAGCCACCCAGGAAATGGCGAGTGGCATTGCGGCAGTCGGTGGTGGGTTATCCAGTGCCGCAAGTGGTGCGGGTGATTTAACTGGTAATATCACTGATGCTACTAAGGCCGCAGAAAAATTAAAGAAAACTACCGCAGGCTTTGATGAACTAAATGTATTGAGTTCTAACCAATCTGCTTCTGGTGGAGGTGCCGGGGCAGGCGCGGGCGGTGGTGGTATCGGTGGAGGCGGTGCCAATCTTGGTGGCGTCACACTTGAAACTGGCGGGCTAACCGATGCGTTAGATAACGTCAATGAAAAAATGACTGGGTTCGTCGATGGCTTAAAGGCTAAAGTGGCCCTGTTGAAAGATATTTTCGCACCAACCATTGAGGCTTGGAGCGGTGCGTTTGAAACTATCAAGGAGGCCTGGAACAATGCTTTACCTGACTTCATCCTTGGAGCAGAGGGCATTATGGCGGGCTTTATGAACGTAGGAACTTATTTGATAGAAGATTTTGTCCCTAATGTGGTTAATTCATTTAGCACTAACCTAGCACCTATTTACGGTGATGTATTTGGTTTTGCTATTGAAGAGGCCGGTAGAGTTTTCTCTTGGTTCGGTGATTTAATCAATGCCGTATCTACGGACATTATTAATCCTGCTCTAGATAGCATCCAAAAGGTTACCACAGGTACATTTGATGCTATTGGTGCCGCTTGGGAAAAACACGGCGCAGGTCTTTTAGACAAACTTGGCAAGTTCTTTGCTAATGTGCGTGATAATTTTAATAAGTTCTACGAGGGCATTATTGTGCCCGTTTGGACTAAGGTTAAAGAGGTCTTTGACGATGTTTGGGCGAACGGCTTACAACCATTAGTCGCTAACCTGGCGGACGCCGCACTGGAGATTGGTGCTTGTCTATTGGACTTGTATAACGAGTTCATTAAGCCAATAGCCGACTGGATTGCCGAAAAGATTTACCCAATTATTGTTAAGGTAATTAATAAGATTGTTGGTAATATTGGCGAGTTCGTGAAAAATATTGCCAATGCGGTGAGCGGCGTGATTACCACTATTAAGGGCATCGTTCAATTTATTACCGGTGTATTCACCGGCGATTGGAAGAAGGCCTGGGAGGGCGTTAAGAACATCTTTAAGGGCATATTTGATGCGCTTGTCAATATCGTGAAAACGCCCGTAAATGCGATT